TAAAATTCAGGGATTTCAGCTTGTTCGAGGAACAGTTGTATTCCGATTAGTTATTAATGCAAGTCCCTTTCAACAGGGCAGGTTGTTAATGCACTTTCTACCGTGCTGTAAAGATTTTGATGCTGTGGATGCGTCATATCTAGCTATGCACAATGCTACTTTGGGTGGTAAAGTGCAACAACCGAGTGTCGAGCTCGACTGCAGAGATTCTGTAGCCGTGTTAAAGATACCTTACTGTGCTCCTTCGACTTGGTATGATATCAAGAATGGCAATTATGATTGGGGAACTTTGTTTTTGACAGTTCTCTCGCCGTTGCTTGTTGGTACCGCCCAGGAAAATACAGTTGATTATTCTTTATATGTCTCTTTTGAAGACTTTGAGATGGCTGCCCCTCTCATACCTCAGGCTAGGAAGAAGTTTTCTTCCTCCAATTCTAAAACGGATACCACCAAAGAGACTGCCGCTTTGTCTGAAGGACCTGTTACTAAAGGTCTTGGTATAGTGTCGTCTATTGCTGGTGTGTTAACTGCTGTTCCAGTTTTGGCTCCCATAGCAGCTCCTGTTGCTTGGGTTTCTGGTGTGTTAGGAGGTATAGCTTCTGCCTTTGGGTGGAGTAAGCCCACGAGTGAAGCGCATGTGGCGCCTATGGTGATTCAACCCAATAGGTATAGCGCGGTCTCTGGTGGTCCAGATATGGCCTACCCACTCGCTCTTCTTGAGAACAATCGTTTGTCAGTTATTGAGACCGGGAGTGTTTATGATGGAGATGAGATGTCGTTTAATTTCTTGAAGAAGAAATGGGGTTTTATTGGTTCATTACCCTGGTTAGTTACTTCGACCAGTGGCACCCAGATTCTTCCAGCTGTAGCGATTACTCCGTCGACCTTATATGATACTGGTTCCGATACCAAGGGAACTTATGTTTCCTCGTATGTTCAAGGTCCTCCCGTATTCTATTTTACTAATCATTTTGGTTTGTGGAGAGGTGGCATAGAGATTATGCTTAAAATTGTTAAAACAGACTTTCATGTAGGAAGATTGCAGGTTACTTTTACTCCGTCTCGTTATGTTACTGAGACCGCAGTTAATCTGCAGAATTCCCAGCTGTCTATGAGGGAGATTGTTGATCTCCGGACAGGTAATGAGTTTTGTTTCAGACTTCCCTATCTCCACAACCTTGATTTCTTGAAGACGTCTGAGCATACTGGGTTTCTTGATATAGTGGTTCTTAATGAGTTGAGAGCTCCTTCTACTGTGTATGGAGGAGTTTTGATACTTATGTATGCTCGTGGTGCGGATGATTTTGAGTTAGAGATGCCCATTGCTGTCCAGTACCCCACTTATTCACCCCAAATGAACTCAAATTTTTCTTCAGGTAACAATGAAGTCCTGTGTGAAACGATTGGGAATTATAAGGACGTCCCGATGGGAGTCCACCACGCTGCCGAGTGCGTGGGTGAAATGTTCACCTCGGTAAAACAACTACTTAACCGCCATGTGCCCGTTTATTTTAATAGTTACGGAGGCGCTGGCACTATAGCCGCCTTGCAATTGTTATGGTGGCCCTTCCATCGTAGTGTTGTTTATAATTCCATAACGGGACTTAAAGGTCCCATTCTTTCCCAGGATGCTCTTTCAGTATTCGGAACCATGTACGCCTTTTGGAGGGGGGGCGCACGTGTTCAAGTGACGCCGTGGTTCAACGCAGACCAAATAAAGTCTACGGTGAACATTCAGATAATGAATGATCTTCAAACCCCAGGAACTGATTCCTGCGTCAATTTCAGATCTGCCGCTGTGGTAGATTTCGCAACCCCTGTTGTATTTTCTCAACCTTGGATAACCCACACCAAAGCCAACGCTTCGGCTCAACCAAAAATATTGGTGGCCTCCGGCGGTGTTGTGCAAACCCAAGAGTTGACAGGGACCCACTGTGCAGCTGTACCTTATTATAACCGATTGAGAATGTCTCTCGGTATTAATCAGACAAGCACAGAGGTGATCCCGAACGACATTTCCCAACCCCATAGTACTTTAGCCTGTACTACGTACAGAGCTTTCTCTGGGGCGAATTTGTCGCGGTCGTTTAATGACGACTTCCAGCTGATGTATTTTGTCGGCTGTCCCCCTGTGGTTATTCAATCCGTTGTGCCA